CTTCGGATCAAGCCGGGAAATACCGGAGGTCACGCCTGTCGAGGTGGTTACGGTTGTCCAGAAGGCGCCTAAATATCATCCTCCGCTCCCGAACCAGATTGATCCAGTACTGGTGGAGTGGACCGTACTAAACCCTCAAATTATGCAAGAGTATTTAGATGACTTAAACGAGGGCAACGCTCCCACGAACGTCTGGTATGCCTTGACGACGAAAGGCTACGAAAATCTTTCAACAAACATGGCCGACGTCAAAAGATATTTAAGACAGGTACTCAGCATAGTAAAGTACTATCGAGAGTCGGATGAAGAACAAGAGGGTGTAAAAGATGAATGACGATTTAAAAACATCACAGGAAGGAATTTCTCTGATCAAGTCTTTTGAGGGATGCGAATTGACCGCTTACAGATGCTCAGCGGACGTACCCACTATTGGTTATGGCCATACGGCTGGTGTTTCTGATGGCGATACCTGCACTCAAGAAGAAGCAGAAACCATGTTGGCTGACGATTTGGTTGAATTTGAAGACTACGTCAAAAACTATGTTGAATCAGAGCTTCAACAAAACGAGTTCGATGCTCTTGTTGCTTGGACGTACAACCTTGGTCCAGCTAATTTGAAAGAGTCAACTATGCTCAAAGAATTAAACTCTGGAAATTTTGAAGAAGTGCCTCGACAAATGAAAAGATGGAATCGTGCTGGCGGTGAAGTGCTAGACGGTTTAATCAGACGCAGAGAAGCCGAGTCATTATTGTTTAAAGGAGAGCCGTGGGAGGGTGTATAATGCCGCTAGGCGACTTTCACCTAGGTCGCCTAGGGACCGGTGTTCCGAACCCCACTGCCTCGGTAGCACCGGTTCCGACCATTGAGTGAACTTAGCATAAAAGACTTTGACATCTTGTCTCGGCAAGATCAGTCGGAGGCTCTTGCCTTGCTGAACCGATACGACCAGCTCGAAAAGCAGGATGCGTGTCGAACAGATTTTATAAGCTATGTCAAACATCTTTGGCCGGACTTTATAGAAGGTCGACACCACAAAATTATTGGCGAGAAGTTTAACAAGATTGCGGAAGGCAAGCTGAAAAGACTTATTGTCTGTTTGCCTCCTCGACACTCGAAGTCTGAGTTTGCAAGCACTTACTTCCCGTCATGGATGATGGGGCTGCGTGGTAATCTAAAAATAATACAGACTACCCACACCGCTGAGCTTGCGGTTAGGTTTGGACGTAAAGTAAGGAACATAATTGATAGCCAAGACTATCGACACATTTTCCCAGAAATAAAGCTGGAAGCAGATAACAAGTCTGCTGGGCGTTGGACCAGCAATCAGGACGGAGAGTTTTTCGCGGCGGGTGTTGGCGGCGCTATTACTGGTCGAGGTGCGGACCTTTTGATTATTGACGACCCGCACTCTGAGCAAGACGCTTTGTCCCCGACTGCAATGGAGTCGGCATACGAATGGTACACCTCCGGTCCTCGTCAGCGTTTACAGCCGGGAGGCATCATCATAATCGTAATGACGAGGTGGTCCACAAAAGATCTGGTTGGAAAAGTATTGAAAAAGCAAGGCGACGACCATGCCGATCAGTGGGAGGTAGTCGAGTTCCCTGCAATCATGCCTGAGAGCGAAACTCCGCTCTGGCCTGAGTTCTGGCGGAAAGAAGAGCTTTTGTCGGTAAAAGCATCGTTGCCGATCGGCAAGTGGAATTCACAATGGTTGCAAAATCCCACGGCGGAAGAAGGATCGATAGTCAAGCGTGAGTGGTGGAGAAAATGGGAGGGCGATGTTCCGGGTTATTCTTACATCATACAAAGCTACGACACAGCGTTTAGCAAAAAAGAAACTGCCGACTATTCTGCTATTACAACTTGGGCTATCTTCTGCCCGCAGGATGGCGAACCAGATCAAATAATTTTGTTAGACGCAAAACGCATGCGTGTGGATTTTCCTGAGCTGAAGAAGATTGCGTTTGACGAATACAAATACTGGGAGCCGGATTGTGTGTTGATCGAGGCCAAGGCCACAGGCACCCCATTAACCCATGAGCTTCGTAGAATGGGAATACCAGTAACCGCTTACACCCCCTCAAGAGGACAAGACAAGATTGCGCGGATGAACAGCGTTGCTCCTATATTTGAAAGCGGTATGGTGTGGGCGCCAGAAGACGAAACATTTGCGGAAGAAGTAATTGAAGAATGCGCGTCTTTTCCATACGGCGACAACGATGACTTTGTTGACTCAATGACCATGGCGTTGATGCGGTTTAGGCAAGGTGGCTTTCTGTCTTTGAACGAAGATTATAACGACGAAATAAGTCTCCTACCAAAAAAGCGTGTGGTGTATTATTAAATAAAACAGGATAGACTCTGGCTATGGCTATCGAAAGAAGAGATCAGTTGGCAGGAACTTACGGCGACCCTGACGTTAAATTGTCAGGATCTGAGATGAGCGTTTCTGTCGATCCAGACAGACAAGACCTTTTAGATCAAGCGGATGAAGTTCTTGTTACACAAACCGAGTTGCTGATTGATGACGAAATGGATCAAGTCGAACCAGCCATGGACGTTGGCGATTTCGATGCAAACTTGGTTGATTACATAGACGACACAACCTTATCAATTATGTCCACGGACATCCTTGGCTCTATCGAAAAAGACAAAGAAAGTCGAAGTGAGTGGGAAAAGACCTACACAGATGGCCTCAAGTATTTAGGTATGAAATTCGATGAATCCAGATCTCAACCGTTTGAGGGAAGCTCTGGAGTAATTCATCCGATTTTGGCGGAAGCGACCACGCAGTTTCAAGCTCAAGCTTACAAAGAAATGCTGC